TACAAACATTAAGACTGTTAGCGAAAGCCAGTGGTCTATTAGATAATCCTGACGAATCAGATAAACCATCAGTGATTGGCATTAACGTAAAAGCACCAGAAACATTTGACAATGAAGAATAAAGCCGCACGAGATAAATACATGCAAATTATTAAACAAGAAGCAGACAAGGTAAAAGGATACGACAGATACAAAGGTTGGATTAAAAAAGTATTAGATAATCCTAACCAACAGTTTGAAGTAGTGAATAAGTTTGCTCAGGAAGCAGCACGAAGATTAGGAATAGATAATGACTAATGATCCAAAAGACATCCAAGTTGGTGGCGACCATTACAAGCGACATGCTATCCAACCTATAGATGTGATGAAAGAGTATTTATCAGACGAGGCCTATGAAGGATTCTTGAATGGTAATATTATAAAGTACGCACTGCGTTGGCGAGATAAAGGGGGTGTTGAGGATTTGAAGAAGTTACAACACTATGTCGCATTTTTAGTAAAACAACTGGAGACTAAAGATGGAACTTAAAGCAATGATTGAGCAGTTGCGAGAAGAGTTCGCTATGGCACACATGAATAATACCCGAGTCATGGAGATTATTGATGCGCTATGGAAAGAGAATCAAGAACTCAAACGCTTGGCTACAATGAAGTTCAAAGATATTGATGACGAAGAATGAGCAATAAAAAAGAACGCAGTAAAAAAGCACTGGCTGGTCCAGGCATTGATCTTGATTTCAGTGGCGCACTGACGACCTATCAATTTCTACAAAGCAATGCTTTTGTGAGAGGTTTGATGGGTCCTGTAGGTTCGGGGAAGTCCTACGCGTGTGCTGCTGAAATCATGATGAGAGCTGTCAGACAGAAGCCATCTCCGATTGATGGTATTCGTTATACCAGATTTGTGATTGTCAGGAACTCATACCCAGAACTTAAGACGACAACCATTAAGACATGGCAAGAGTTATTTCCTGAAAACACTTTTGGTCCGATGTTATACACACCTCCGATTACTCACCATATACGCCTTCCCTCCCGAGGTGATGCCGCTGGCATCGATTGTGAAGTAATCTTTTTAGCATTGGACCAACCTAAAGACGTACGTAAACTATTGTCACTTGAACTTACAGGAGCATGGGTCAATGAAGCACGAGAACTTCCAAAAGCTGTTATTGATGGTCTTACTCATCGGGTTGGTCGCTATCCTACACAACGGGATGGTGGACCGACTTGGCATGGAGTTTGGATGGATACTAACCCAATGGATGACGACCATTGGTGGTTCCGCCTAAGTGAGAAAGAACCGATCACAGGTAAGTATGGATGGGACTTCTTTAAACAACCTGGTGGCGTCGTAGAAGTATCCCCTGAAGATTTACCTGAGAATCCTGAAGCCAACGATCATATCTTTTCGGGTGGTCGTTGGTGGACAATAAACTCTAAAGCAGAGAATGTAAATAACTTACCTAGTGGGTATTACAATCAAATGTTAGGTGGTAAAAACTTAGATTGGATACGTTGTTATGCTGAAGGTAAATATACTTATGTCCAAGAAGGTAGACCTGTATGGCCTGAATATGATGATCAAATGATGAGTACAGCTGAAGTTGATTACGATCCAAACTTACCCATTCACATTGGATTAGACTTTGGTTTAACACCAGCCGCTGCAATCGGGCAACGATTAGCTAACGGTCGATGGGTGGTGTTACATGAGATTGTGACAGAAGATATGGGTCTGGAAAGATTTGGTCAACAGTTACTCGCTGAGATTAATGCTAAATATCCAAAAGCACAAATACTGGTATGGGGTGACCCAGCGGGTATGCAACGGGATGCGATTTATGAAGTGACTGCATTTGACTACTTACGAACCCTAGGACTCAAAGCACAACCGACTGCATCAAACAATTTTAGAGTAAGGCGTGAAGCTGCCGCTGCACCCATGCAAAGATTAATTGCGGGTAAACCTGGACTCATGGTACATACATCATGTAAACGATTACGCAAATCACTTGCGGGTGGTTACCATTTTAAACGAGTCAGTGTTGGTGCGGGTCAAGAACGATTTAAAGATAGTCCCAATAAAAACGAACATTCACACATTGGTGACGCATTTGGTTATTTGCTCTTAGGTGGTGGTGAACATAAGCGTATGACTAAATCAGGGTTAAGTGCAAATACGTTAATCTCACAAACTGTCGTAAATAGTGACTTTGATGTATTTAACCAACATTGATAAAATACTCAAAGCAATGCCTGAGGTTCGTCATGGCTACTATTTACCCTTTGAAATTGGTCATGTGTTTAATTTTCAAGGGATTGAGGAGTATGGGTCTCAATCAATTAAGATTGAAGATCGAATCAAATATTTGGAATACCAGTCTCAACTTGGTCCTAGTGTTACTGCGTTTGTCAATCGTCGTCCTGTCGCTGTGTTTGGTCTTGTGTTTCTCTGGCAAGGAGTGGGTGAAGCGTGGTCGTTATTCACAAAGGAATCCAGAAGATACCCCATAGCTATGACAAAAGGTGCAATTGCATTTTTTGATAGCTGTCAGATATTATTTAATTTACATCGTATACAAATTACTGTAAAGTGTGATGATAAACGTGCTGTTTCATGGGCAAGGTATTTGAATTTTGTAGAAGAAGGTACTATGTTAAATTACAGTGCAGACAAAGATGATACATTTATAATGAGGAGAATCTAATGGGTGGTGTATTCGGTGGCGGTAAGCCAGACACATCAGCAGCAGAAGCACAATTAGCTGCACAACGTGAAGAAACTGCGCGTATGCGTAAACAGACAGAAGAAGAAAAAAGAACATTACAAGAACAACAAGCATCACAAGCACGAGCAAGACGTCGTGGCGGTAAGCGTATGTTGTTATCTGAATCTCGTTTAACTCCAGAAATGGGTCTGGACGAAGAAAATCAAACCACATTAGGAGGTTAGCATGGCCGCGCTTGATTTTGGGATGGCATTATCAAGAGGAATGCTGCCTACATCTGAAAAAGCACAACAAGATCTATTAAATCTTGCTGGCGGTCGTAACATTTTTAAATCTGAAGATTGGTGGAACAAAGCCGTTGATGAACAAGTATCATCTGGATATCGTAAGTATAAAGAAGAAGGTCGTGAATTTTTATTACCCTCTGGTGAATATCAATTAGGCAGAAGAAATGTGAGTGTAAGATATACACCACCATACGCAAACTCACCTTTTGGTAATCCTTATGGTAATTATGGTCCAATGCAACCGAGCGCACCAACTAGCCCAATGGCAGCAGCAATGGGTGGATGGAGAGCTAACGAATCTATTAGTTATGAAGATCCAACAGGAGGTAGAGCATTAAGTAGCAGAACAGTTCCTGTATATGAAGGACGTACATATTTTACAGGTGGTGAATTATCTGAGATTGAAGCAGCAGCAAAACGTGGAGCTGAGCAAGCAAAACGTGCATCAGCAGAGTCTAAAAAATCTACTCGCAGACTTGCAAGGGGTACAGGTGGTTTAGTAGCAAAAGCAGTCTTGCCTGGAGAAAAACCAGCAACAGGACTACCATCATTAGGTGATATAGGATTAGGATTAACAACAACTGCATTAGGAAAAGGATTAGAGCTATGAGTGATGAATACGAAAATATTGAATACGATAAGAGTGGTAAGCCAACAAATGCTTCAATGAAATGGGCATGGGAAAATGATCGTGAATTGTTTATGGATTTGCAAGAAAAACATTTTACGACTAAAGCTAAAATGAAAGACAATCCTATTGCAGACATTGCTAAAAAAATTATGGGTAAATCTAAGAAGGACTAATCATGGATAAGATGCAAAAGAAAGTTCGTAAAGTCATGAAAGAATATAAATCTGGTTCATTAAAGTCAGGATCAGGAGCAAAAGTAAAAAGCCGTAAACAAGCAATTGCAATTGCTATGTCTGAATCTGGTCAAGCCAAGAAAGGGTACTAATGGAAAAAAAAGGTTTGTATCACAACATAAATGAGCGTAAGAAAAAAGGCATTAGTCGTTCAAAATCTGAATCGACAATATCACCTAAAGCTTACAAAAATATGTTAGCTGGTTTTCCAAAGAAGAAAAAATAGATGGAACGATATAGAGACGCTTATTCAACAAGAGATATTGAACAAGTTAGACTGATTGAAGGTCAGGCTTTTTCGTTAGGATATGCACGAACTTTTTTAGATCCATTGCCAGCTACAGAAAGCATTGACATTGCACTTGCATTTCCAAGCGGTATGAATCCTATTATGAGTATTTCAGGATTATCTTCTGGTAATGCGATTGGTTATTTATATGAAG